TTTCCCCGTTTCGGAAAATTGTTAATCCACTTTTGTTAACCAAAACCTATGGCATTAACCGACAAAAAGCGCCGCTTCGTCGACGCGCTGCTGTCGGGTCTATCCGGTGCGAAAGCCGCTATCCATGCGGGTTACAGCGAAAACGGGGCGGCCCAAGCAGCCGCTCGATTGATGCGTGACAAGCATGTGCTGGCAGCTTTGGGACGAACCGTCGAGGTTAACAAAAGAGTTAACAAAAAAGCGGTTAACAAAAAGCCGGATGCTGGGCCGCCGCCGGCCGTTACCAATATCGAGGAAAGCACTACCGATTCCGTCGAAAGCGTCGGCCTGAAAGCGCTGGGCCTGACCTCAGATCCGCGTGCCGTGCTTGTGGCAATCATGAACGACCTGGGCGAAGAACCGAAGTTACGGATGGAGGCCGCGAAGGCGCTTATGCCGTTCACGCACGGAAAGATTGCTGAACAGGGCAAGAAGGGCGCCAAACAGGAGGCAGCAGACAAGGCGGTGGGCGGACGGTTCGCACCATCGCCGCCGCCTACTCACCTGCGCGTTGTGGGCAAAGGCTAAGGCATGGACTGGACAACCGCATGCCCGGATTGGGCGGAACGCCTGCGCGAACGCCGCTCAATAATCCCGCCGCCCATCTTCGCCGACCAGGCCGAATACGCCCTGGACATCTTCAAGCAACTGCGGGTTGTGGACCTGCCGGGGAAACCCACTTTCGGCGAGTGCAGCGAGGAATGGGTGTTCGACTTCGTGCGGGCCATCTTTGGAGGCTATGAGGCTGCCACCGGAAAGCAGCTGATTCGCGAATACGGTTTGCTCATCAGCAAGAAGAACACGAAATCGACTATCGCCGCCGGCATCATGCTCACAGCCCTGGTGATGTGCTGGCGCGAGGAAGAGGAACACCTGATCCTGGCGCCCACGAAGGAAGTCGCCGATAACAGTTTCAAGCCGGCAGCGAGCATGATCCGCGCAGACGAAGACCTGTCGGCCATGTTCCACATTCAGGACCACATTCGCACGATCACCCATCGCGTGACGCGCAACAGCCTCAAGGTTGTTGCTGCCGACACCGACACGGTATCGGGCAAGAAGTCGGGCAGGATCCTGGTGGACGAGTTGTGGTTGTTCGGCAAGCGCGCCAATGCTGCGGCAATGTTCATGGAAGCGCTGGGCGGCCAGGTATCGCGCGATGAGGGATGGGTGATCTACCTGACCACGCAGAGCGACGATCCGCCGGCGGGCGTCTTCAAGGAAAAGCTGGATTACTGGCGCGACGTGCGCGACGGCAAGATTGACGACCGCAAGACGTTGGGGGTTCTTTATGAGTTTCCCGATGAAATGGTCGAGGCAAAAGCCTATCTGCTGCCAGAGAACTTCTACATCACCAACCCGAATCTTGGCCGTTCGGTCAGTGCTGAATGGCTGGAGGACGAACTCAAGAAGCACCTCGGCAAGCATGACGGGTCAAGCCAGAAGTTCCTGGCCAAACACCTGAACGTTCAGATCGGCCTCAGCTTGCGATCAAACCGCTGGGCCGGCGCCGACTTCTGGGTGGCGCAAGGCGATCCAGGCCTGGCCGATTTGGACGCCTTCCTGGACCGCTGCGAGGTGGTTGTGGTCGGCATCGACGGGGGCGGTCTGGACGACTTGCTGGGCTTTGCCCTGGTGGGCCGCGAGATCCACACGCGCCGCTGGCTGCATTGGGGGCGCGCGTGGGCGCACAAGATCGTCTTGGAGCGTCGGGCGGAAATTGCACCCGCCTTGCTGGATTTCGATACGCAGGGCGACCTGAAAATCGTAGACCGGCCTGGCGATGACGTTGCCGAGGTAGCGGACATTGTTTGCCGCGTGCGCGACCGGGGCCTGTTGCCGGAGAAGCTGTGCATCGGCGTTGATGGCTCCGGCATCGGCGACATCGTTGACGAACTCACCAGCCCGGGGCGCGACTTCACGCTGGAAGAGATCACCGCCATTTCGCAGGGCTGGCGCCTGAACGGCGCGATCAAAACCACCGAACGCAAGGTCGCCGGGCAGGAAATGCTGCACGGGGGGCGCCCGTTGATGGCTTGGTGTGTCGGCAACGCGAAGACCGTACAGCAGGGCAACGCGCTGGCGATCAACAAGCAGGTTTCGGGCAGCGCAAAAATCGACCCGCTCATGGCGCTCTTTGACGCCGTTTTTCTCCTGTCGCTCAATCCTGAGCCACGGGGGCTTCAGAGCCTGGACGGGTTCTTCGCCAACCCCATCGTTATCGGATAAATCTATGAAGGCAGCAATCATTCTGCTGGCACTCGTGCTGCTGGCAGGCGTTGCCATGCTCGCCGGCGGCGTCTACCTGCTGGCAGGCCCTGGCTGGTGTTTGGTCAGCGGGGCCGTCGTGTCTTTTGTTGTGGCGGGCTATCTGCTTCGTGGCATCCGGGGGGTGACGCATGGCCAATAGCTCCTTTTCGAAGGTTATTGCCCGCAGCGTCGCTCCCTCCGTTCGGTCGGCTCAGGTCGATGGTGTGAAGTCGAGTCTCAGCGACTGGATCGGGCGCAAGCTGGGACTGACGGATACCGCGTTCTGGGCCGCATGGGGCGGTGGCGCCTCGGCCAGCGGCAAGGCGGTCACGGCTCAATCGGCCCTGACACTGTCGGCGGTGTGGAGCTGCGTCAGGATCCTCGCCGAGACGATAGCGACCCTGCCCTTTGACCTCTACCGCAGGGAAGGGCGCGAGGCCGTCGAGGCGACGGACCTTGATCTGTACACGCTGTTGCGCCATCAGCCCAATGCGGACATGACGTCCGTGCAGTTCTGGGAGGTTCTTGTCGCTTGTCTGCTGCTCTGGGGAAACTCTTTCGCCGAAAAGCGAATGAGCAAGGACCGGATTATTGCGATTGACGTGCTGTACCCCTGGCGGATGCAGGTACGACGCCTCGCTGACGGCTCTATCGAGTATCGCTACAACGACATGGACGGTACGCATCGGGTGATCCCGGAGGACCGTATGTGGCATATCGCTGCCTTCAGCCTGGACGGCCTGGTCGGCATGTCTACTATCCGATACGGTGCCAACGTCATCGGCGCATCTCTGGCTGCCGACGAAGCGAGCGCGAAGATCTTCGCCAACGGTCTGAATGTGGGCGGCGTCCTGTCCACGGACAAGATCCTGAACCCCGCCCAGCGCACGGAACTGGGCGACAGTCTTTCGGCCAAGTTCGCCGGCGCGATGAATACGGGCAAAACGATGGTCCTTGAGGCCGGGATGAAGTACCAGCAGGTGCCCATGAACCCCGAGGACGCGCAATTGCTGGCCACCCGGGCGTTCAACGTCGAGGAAATTTGCCGATGGTTCCGGGTGCCGCCGTGGATGGTTGGGCACACCGAGAAATCCAGCAGCTGGGGGACGGGTATCGAACAGCAGATGATCGCCTTCCTATCGTTCTCGCTTCGGCCTTGGTTGACCCGCATCGAGCAGTCCATACGTAAATCCTTGCTGACGCCTGGCGAACGGCCGCTGTACTTCGCCAAGTTCAACGTCGAGGGCCTGCTGCGGGCCGACAGTGCGGCCCGCGCGGCGTTCTATTCGGTGATGACGCAGAACGGCATTTACACACGCGATGACTGCCGCCTTAAGGAGAACCTGCCGGCCCGTGGCGGCAATGCGGATGTGCTGACAGTGCAATCCAACTTGCTACCGATCGACATGCTGGGCGAATCGGCCGGCGCGGAGCGCGCCAAATCGGCCTTCTCGGCCTGGCTGGGCCTACCGACATTTGAGGACAAGACATGAAGCGCAAAGACGCAGCGATGCATATCCGCTCGTTCGATTACGACGTGAAGGCCGTCCAAGATGACGGCCTTTTTTCTGGGTACGGCTCTGTCTTCGGCGTCGTCGATTCGTACAACGAAGTGGTCGCCCCGGGCGCGTTCATGGACAGCATCGAACAGACCCGAGCGAAAGGCCGCACCTTTCCGGTCCTGTGGCAACACCGCAGCGGCGAGCCAATTGGGAACTGGGACATCGATCAGCTCAAGGAAGACGCGCACGGGCTGCACGGCACCGGCCAACTCTGGCTGGATGACGCAACGTACGCCAAGACCGCCTATCGCGGCATGAAGACGCGCGCGATCACGGGCCTGTCCATCGGCTACTACGTGCGCGAGGACAGCTACGACGAAAAGACGCGCATCCGCACGCTCAAGCGCCTGGATCTGGTGGAAATCTCCATCGTGACCGCGCCGGCGAACGAGGAGGCGCGAGTTGACGCAATTAAGGCCCGCATCGCCCACGGCGGCATGCCGGATCTACCCGATTTTGAGCGGTTCCTGCGCGAGGCAGGCTTCTCGAAATCTCAGGCCGCGGTGATCGCCAACCGTGGCCTGAAACACCTGCTTGACCGGAGTGAGTCCGGGGGCGAGGCGAACGAAGAAACCGCTGGACTGATCAAGCAGATCGGCCGGCTCCAACTCCCGACTTTTAAAAGGTAACCATATGGGCCGCTACACCAATCTGGCACACAAGCACGAATTCGGCCGCAAGTCCGCCGACAACGCAGGGCGTCTGGATGACACCCTCGAACTGAAGGGCCTGGTCAAGGCTCTGAACGAGCGCGACGACGAAATCAAGGCATTCGCCGAAAAGGCATCCGCCGAGATCAAGGAACACGGCAAGGTTCTGGACGACACCAAGAACATCCTCGAAACCCTGTCGAAGAGCGGTATCGCGCTGACCGAACGGCTGGTCGAAGTTGAACAGAAGCTGGCCCGCCGTGGCACTGCCAATGACGGCCAGGCCGAAAAGTCCATCGGCGAGCAATTCACCGAATCGGACGACTTTACCGGCTTGGCGGCAAAGGGTCGCGGCATCGCTCGCATGAACGTGAAGGCGGTCACCAGCATCACCAGTTCGACCACCGGCACCGGCGGCGTGGGTGTCGCCATTCAGCCGACGCGCGTGCCCAGCATCATTTCCGGCCCGGACCGCCCGTTTACCATCCGCGACCTGATCATGCCCGGCCGAACCGGATCCAATTCGGTCGAGTTCGTGCAGGAATCCGGCTTCCAGAACATGGCGGCGCCGGTCGCCGAGACGGCACTCAAGCCGCAATCGGATCTGTCGTTCGAACTGAAGACCACCACGGTCAAGACAATCGCCCACTGGTTCCTGGCGTCCAAGCAGGTGCTGGCCGACGTTCCGCTGCTGCAAAGCTACATCAACGGTCGCGCGATCTTCGGCTTGAAGTACGTTGAAGAAAACCAAATCTTGGCCGGTGACGGCACCGGGCAGAACTTGCTGGGTCTGATCCCGCAGGCCACGCCGTTCAACGAAGCACTGCGCCAAGCAGGCGATACGAAGATCGACCTG